CGAGTTATTTGGTCAATCTAAGTTTCCACCAGGAAGTGCTAAGAAGATCGTAGTAACTGAAGGGGCTTTAGACGCTATGTCTGTTCAACAGTTATACCAAAATAAACAACAAGAATGGCCGGTGGTATCAGTTGTCAATGGCGCTATAAATGCAAGAAAACAAATTCAAGCCAACTTAGAATATTTAAATAGCTTTAATGAAGTTGTTTTTATGTTTGATGCAGATGAGCAAGGAATCGACGGAGCAAAAGCTTGCGCTAAGATTATTCGCACAGGAAAAGCTAAAATAGCTGCACTTGGCAGACACGGAAAAGATGCTAATGATTATTTGAAAGCTGATAAGTTATATGAATTAGAAAAAGCTATTTGGAATGCTGAAGCTTATTCTCCTGCTGGAATTGTAAACTCTGCTGATACATGGTCATTGTTTAATGAAGACAGAAGAGAAGATTCTATACCATACCCAAATTGTTTTGGAGAAGTTAATAAAATGACTTATGGTAGAAGGACTGGAGAATTAACAATATTTACAGCTGGTACAGGAAGTGGTAAATCTTCATTTGTTAGAGAAGATATTTATCATATCCTTCAGACAACAAATATCCAAGTAGGTATTGTATCTTTAGAAGAATCTATTAGAGAAACACTTGATGGACTTATTGGATTACATTTAAACAAGCGTATAACTTTACCTGATGTTGAATTCGATCGTGAAGGGGATGAAGGAAAAGATGCTTGGGAAGCGGTTGCTGGTAGTGGTAGATTGACTCTACTTGACCATCAAGGTTCAGTTAGCGATAACTCATTAATGGAAAAGATTGAGTTTATGGCTGCTAGTGGTTGTAAGTTTATATATTTAGATCACATAACCTTAGCTGTAAGTGAAGTTGACGGGAATGTTAATGAATCTATGGATAAATTAATGTCTGATTTATTGAAGTGCTGTAAGAAATTTGATGTTTGGATTGGTGTAGTTTCTCACTTAAGAAAGACTGGTAGTGGGGCTAAAACCTTTGAAGAAGGGGCTAATATAACTGAAGATGCACTAAAAGGATCAGGTTCACTCAAGCAAATTGCTTTTCAAATTATTGGCTTTAGCAGAAATAAATATGAAGAGGACGAGTTTGAGAGACAACGAGTCAAGATCAGTGTACTTAAGAATCGCTTTACAGGATTTACAGGTCCAGCTGGTCATGCAAGGTTTGATAGTGATACAGGTAGATTAACTAATGTACCAATAGAATTTTCGCAATTATAAATATAAGGAGATACATATGAATGAGAAATTAGTGGTGGACGTTGAGGCTAATGGCTTCCAAAATGATGTCACTAAACTTTGGTGTATCAGTGTTTTCAATATTGAAACCAAAGAGAAAGAAACATTCACAGACTATAATAGTGATTATAGAAGTATTGAAGAAGGATTAAAGTTGTTATCTACTGCTAAGCAGATTATAGGTCACAACTTTATTGCGTATGATATGGTGGTATTAGAAAAGTTACATAACTTTAAAACTAGTGCCACAATCATAGATACGTTTCTAATGAGTCAATTACTAAACTTTAATCGCCAATTAGGCCGTGTAAAAGGTAGACACAACTTAGCTCAATGGGGTGAAGCTTTAGGAATTCCTAAATTTATCCAAGAACAATGGGCAGTATATGAAGATACTATGCTGAATAGATGTGAAATTGATGTGCAAATAAATGTTCGTGTTTATGTACAACTAATGAAAGAATTTAAGATGTCAGGTATTCCTAAGTCGGTTATTCAACGTGAGTTTGCAATTGCTAAAATTAGTGCGCAACAAGTGAAGAATGGCTGGCTTATAGACGAAAGACTTGCATTAAGACATATTGATTTTCTAAAGCGTGAGATAGAAACTCTTAGACAAAGTGTTGAGCCACTTATGCCCAAGATTGTCAAATGTCCAGATGTATGGGTCAGTAACCAGGAATGTAATGAGATCTTAGGGACTACTAGTATTAAATATGACACTGAGTTAAAAGAAGGTCAACGCCTAAAGAAACCTATTCTACCAAGATATACTAAAGCGGGTGTGTTACATTCAGCACAAGCTAAGTGGCTTGGTGAAGGAGTAAAGGTTTATGGAGCGTATTGTAGAGTGGAATTTCATGATGCTAAGTTAACACAACATAGCGAAGTGAAGAAGTTGCTATTCAAGAATGGCTGGAAACCAACTGAATGGAATACGAAACGAACCGCTGAAGGAAGAATGATTAGAACTTCAGCTAAATTAACGGAGGATTCTTATGGATCTATTAAAGGGACTCTTGGGAAAGATATCGCTCTTCATGCTACGTACCAGCATCGCCTTAACACTCTTCAAAATCAAAAGGAAGAGACGAAAGGCTGGTTAGGTTCAAGGCGTAAAGATGGTCGAATCGAGTGTATACCTTTTACTTTAGGAACTGCGACTGGAAGAATGAGTCACAAAAACTTAGTAAATGTGCCAGGGGCTAAAGCAACATTTGGGAAAGAGATGAGAGAAATCTTCATAGCTCCCCGTGATCGAGTTTTAGTTGGATGTGATTTGGCATCGGCACAGTTGAGATTACTAGCCGCTGCTATGGGTGATAAGACATACTCAGAGACAGTTATCACTGGTAAAGAAGCCAAAGGTACTGATGTTCATACTATAAACCAAAAGGCTGCCGGATTGAGAACTAGAGCACAAGCTAAGACTTTTATCTATGCATTCTTATTTGGTGCGGGTGACACTAAGATTGGCTCTATTGTTGGTGGTAAAGCTAAAGATGGAAAAGAGCTTAAAGCAAAATTCCTAAAGAGCTTTCCTGCGTTGAGTAAGTTACAGACTAAACTAAGACTAGATTTTGAAAAATCTGGTGGTAAGGCTATTACTGCTCAAGATGGTAGGAAGATCCAAGTTGACTCTCCGCATAAGTTACTTAATTATTTACTACAAGGTAACGAAGCTATTCTTGCAAAAGAGTGGGCAAATATATCTGCGAAGTTAATAGAAAAGAATAATATTAATTGCAAATTACTAGCTATTATGCATGATGAACAAAACTTTGAATGTTCCGTTGAAGATGCACCTAAACTAGCCACTGTGTTAGAGAAGGCTGCAACTATGGCGGGCGAACAGTTGGGTTTTAATTGTAGAATGGACGGTACATCTAAAATAGGAGAAACTTGGTATGACATACACTAATGGTAAATTAGATGATGATGATGAGGATGTTAATGACAGCATTTATTGTGAGAGGATAGATGGAGAGATTTTATGTGTGAGATTCTCTGAGTACCTTGAGAAGGGTTTTGTACTTTCTGAGGCGATTCCCCTTAAAGAAATAAGTGGTTACCAAAAGGGTCATTAAATAAATTAAGCAATTTAACTTGTAGTAGTATAGGTTAGATTGCTTTTTCGTAGACAAATAAGGAGAAATAGTAATGAAATTACCTAATGATTATCAGAATTTTATAGCATTAAGTAGGTATGCTAGATGGCTACCAGAAAAGAATAGAAGAGAAACGTGGGAAGAAACTGTAGCTAGGTACTTTAACTTTATGGAAGAGCACCTAAAAGAAAATATAGATTATGAATTAGATACAACGACTAGAAAAAGATTAGAACATGCAGTTCTTAATCTAGATATCATGCCTAGTATGAGAGCACTAATGACTGCTGGTCCAGCTTTAGCCAGGAATCATATAGCTGGATACAACTGTGCCTATCTTAGTGTAGACCATCCAAAAGCATTTGATGAATGTCTTTATATTCTAATACACGGTACTGGTGTAGGCTTTAGTGTTGAACGCCAGCACATAAATAAACTTCCAGAAATACCAGAAGAACTAATTGATGTAGATGATGTCATCGTTGTACAAGATTCTAAAGAAGGATGGCAATCTGCATTTAGAAAATTAATTACATACTTATATAATGGAGAGATGCCCAAATGGGATTTCTCTAGGATTAGAAAGAAAGGGTCACGCCTTAAAACTTTTGGTGGCAGAGCTAGCGGACCAGAGCCGTTGCTAGATTTGTTTAACTTTTGTACCAGCATTTTTAAAGAAGCTGCAGGTAGAAAACTAACAAGTTACGAATGTCACCGTATCATGTGTAAGGTGGCCGAGGTTGTTGTAGTCGGCGGTGTTAGGCGTAGTGCATTGATTTCCCTTAGTAATTTGACTGATGAACGTATGAGAAATGCTAAATCTGGTCAGTGGTGGAGCGATACACCAGAGATGGCACTCAGTAATAACAGCGTATGCTACACAGAAAAACCAGACATGAGTATCTTCATGAAAGAATGGACTTCACTTTATGAGTCTAAGTCTGGTGAGCGTGGCATCTTTAATAGACAAGCTGCGATACAACAAGTTAAGTCTATAGGCAGACGTGATCCTGAACATGACTTCGGATGCAATCCTTGCAGCGAAATCATTTTAAGGGACGGTCAGTTCTGTAACCTCACTGAAGTTGTAATCAGAGCTGAAGATACACAGAAAGAAATAATGCACAAGGTAAAGATGGCTACAATACTTGGTACATTCCAAGCATCTCTTACCAACATTAAAAGATTAAGACCTAAATGGGTTAAGAATACAGAAGAAGAGGCATTATTAGGTGTGTCCCTAACTGGCATCATGGATAACTCATTCATGAATGGAAGTAATAAAGGCAGAGGTACTTCTGAATGGAATAGCAACCAGAAAAACTTACCCGACTTCCTTATAAGCCTTAAAAAGAAATCTGTTGAAACAAACAAAGACTGGTCAGAGAAACTTGGAATCAGTCAGGCTGCTGCAACCACTGCTATTAAACCCAGCGGAACAGTTAGCCAACTAGTAGACTCGGCATCTGGTATTCATACTAGACACAATGACTACTACCTTCGTAGAGTAAGAGCCGATTCAAAAGACCCAATAGCTCAGCTCATGATGGACCAAGGTATACCTTGCGAAGATGACGTTATGAAACCAAATAGCGTCAAGGTCTTTACATTCCCTATGAAAGCACCTAAAGGCGCGATACTAAGGAACGATAGAAATGCTATTGAACAACTTGAGTTGTGGCTAACCTATCAAAGGTATTACTGCGAACATAAACCTAGTGTTACTATTTCCGTCAAGGAACACGAGTGGATGGAAGTAGGAGCGTGGGTATACAAACACTTTGACGAGGTATCAGGTGTAAGTTTCTTACCGCATTCAGATCATACTTATCAACAAGCCCCTTATGAAGACTGTACTAAAGCAGAGTATACAGCATTAGCTAAGACTATGCCGAAGGAAGTTGACTGGGACTTAATAAGTAAATATGAACTGGAAGATACAACAATAGGTAATAAAGCACTAGCTTGTACTGGTAGTGTGTGTGAGTTAGTTGACCTAGTGGGAGAGGATAATGAGTAATCCAAATGATAATCAAAACGCTTATTATGCAGCGTTGCAAATAAACAGAACCTTAAAAAGAGAGATAGATGAGTTAAAAGAAGAAATAGAAAAGTTAAAAGCTAAATCTTCGATTAAAGTTCCTTTTTCTCATAACAAAGATGCTGAGGTTATGCTCAGTAAAGAAGAGTATATTGCGAAAATAGGGGATTTGTATGGGTTATAAACCAAATAATAAATGGAGAGCCTCTGTAAGAAACGCTGATTCTAAGTGGGAAGGTGAATTAGGAGAGGGAATATTGGAAGATTGGGAACATCACCCTGAAAAGATTCCATATACAATTGATCATACCTATACTCCAGACTTCGGCAAAGGTAATTTAATTATTGAAGCTAAAGGAAGGTTTATGGATAATGCCGAGGCTAGGAAGTATGTATGGGTTAGGGAGTCTTTACCAAACGGCAAAGAATTACTATTCTTATTCTATAATCATAAAACCCCGATGCCTCATGCAAGAGTTCGCAAAGATGGCACAAAGTTAACCCATGGTGAATGGGCAACTAAGAATGGATTCAGGTGGTACACTGAAAACACAATAATGCAAGTAATAGGAGATAAATAATGGCTACAGTAGCAAAAGTAACAATTCAATTGGTGGATGTTGATTCACCGTTTTTGAATACTTCTATAGTAGAAATAGATGAAATTCCAATGAATGACGATGTACATAGGAATCTTATTAAGTTTTTACTTGAGGCTAAACAACCACAAAAAGATAAAAATGAAAAACTTACGATTGTAGGTTCTAAGGAGAAAAATAATGGAAAGAAGTAACTACCCAGTTGGGGAAATAGCAGAAGCACTTAATATAGCAGTTAGTCTATATGAAAGTATTGATTATAGCGATGAAATGAGAGAAGAGTTAGAGATTACAATCTTAGGATTAATCAAGTCTTTAAGGATCTCAGCATTTCATAGTTCGGAGAAGAGATAATGCCTGACGAAGAAATACAAGGCTTTATTGATTATTTTGGAAAAGACAATATACCTAATCCAGACCATTATCCACAAAAAGTAATGTGGTTAATGAAATGGTATAAATATATTGTCGAATATAACCGGAGGGATAATGAAGAAGATAATGAAATTTCACGCTGATTGGTGTGGTCCATGCAAAAGCTATGGTCCTATATTTGAGCAAGTAACAAAGGGTCTTAAAGATTGGGAAGTAGAAGAATATAACATTGAATCACCAAAAGGAACTGAGATGTCTATAACTTATGGCATTAACTCTATTCCTTCAACAGTCATTGTAGTTGATGGCAAAGAACCGCGGAAGTTGGTAGGTACACTGTCAGCTACAGATTTAGCAAAAGAGTTAACATAAGCAAATATAGGGCTATAGTTAGGGTAACACCTAGTTATAGCCCTTTATTTTTGCTCATTGCTTTGTATCTCTTGTTTTAGGATATTTTAAAATAAGGCTAAACAAGCATAAGCCGAAGGTTGAGAAGTAGTTTATATGGAGATCCTGGGGATCAACTTTTCCTAAAAAGCAAAAATAAAGCTACAAATTGGACATTATATCCAAAATGTAGCTTATTTTTTGTTTTTTAGTAGCCTCTCCACCCTTTGACTTCTTTTACAAGTCTCTGTGCTTCAATTCTTCTTACGTTTGCTTCCTTACTAGGCATTCCGGCTTCAAGATTATCTTTATAAACTTTATTCACCATGAATGTATTAACTTTCGTAGTCCCAGCATATTTCTCTGGTCCACCATTTGCTTCTAACATTTCAACATCTGTAATTCCTTGCGCAGACATTACGTTGTAGTCTCTATATGCCATATTAACCTCCTCTCACAACATTAGCAAATCTTTCAACTGGTTGTGCACCAATATCAAATTTAGTTTCCATAGTTAGACCTTTTGATTGTATCTTAGCTAAAATATCTTCTACTGATATTCCAGTAGCTTTAGATAATCCTTCAATCATCTTTTTTCTTAGATTATAGTTAGCATGGAGATCTTGGAATACTTTACCAGATAATTGCTTAACAGCTTTGACATCATTTGGATGAACAAAGAATGCATCGTGAACAACTCTGACTTCAATACCAGCGGCATCTGCAGCTTGTACTAACTTATGTAAGAATGCAGCATCCATCATGTGAGTAGTATTAGGGGCCATGCCTTGACTAATCATTCGTGAATCTACCTTGATTTTATTAATAGCAGCATCAGTTAAATCAAATATAGGTATCTGGTTATATACAGTTACTTCCTGGCCCCTCCACCCAACACCTTTGCCAGCAGCTAGATCCGGAACACCTTCAGGCAGAATAGTAGATCTAAATGTTCTTTCACTTCCCATTATGTATCTTGTCAAGTCCGTCATATCCCCGGAAGGTCCCTCAACTAAGAAAGGAGTTCTGTTCTTTGAAGAATTAAAGATCTTACCTAACACAGAATTAAATTTCTTGAATGCATATTGTGTAGCGAGCCCTTCATTTAGAGCTTTAGCCATACCCTTATCCCAATGGAATTCCATTAATTCATCAGGGTCAATACCACGCTCTAAGATAGCTAATTTCTTACGACCATCTAATTGGACATTTAAGTCTAACTTTAGAGTATCGTTACCTGCGCCATATGGAACTTTCATAACGATTGGTTTAACAATTCCTCTATCTCCACCTAAGAATTCGTCTGAGATCTCTCTAAATAATTGAGCTTTTTCAGGGTCAGTCTTAGCTAATTCATCATAACTAGCCTCCATGTTTTTCTTATACTTACCGCCAATATCAGTATATAAATCTTTAGCAATAGCATCATCTGGAACACCCTCACTTAATAATCTCTTTTCAGCGGCAGTTAAACCAGTTCTATCAACAGGATCGGTAAGAACGCTTGTTAACTTTAAAGTGTGTTCATCACCGTACTGCGCACCAATATGTTGAGAGCCCGAAGAAGGGGCATCAACTTCAATCATCATACTAGACTCATAAGAAACACCAGCATCATTCGCTTTCTTAATTCGAGCTACTTCCATAACCCCTCTTAAGTAAGGCCCTGCATCTTTCCTATTCATCCATTTTGGATTCCAATTAGGATTGTTTATGTTGTCTAAAGCTTCGTTACCTTGTTTAATGTAAGTATCTTTATTCTTTAACCAATGTGAATGTCTATCTAAACCTGTACCTTGTATCTTGCTTAATCCAGCTTTAGCATCAAATAAAACTAAATCGTCAATGATTTGATTAAATCCTTCATCACCGTATACTATCGGTTTTTTAGAACCGGTAAATCCATGACGAATTGTACCACCGGAGTTCAAAGAAGCATTAGATGGGTCTATAGGCGACGTACGACCACGAGTATCAACATTATGTTGCATGTACACCTTGGCCTCAGGATCATTAGCAAATCTTTTCTCTATCTCTTCATCAATTCTTCTCGTGTTGCTTTGCTTAGATTTGTATTGATCCCCAATAGTCTTAGTTTCTTTGCCAATAGTATCTAACGCTTTTGCATGGCTTGAAAATATAGATTCTTTCAATTCAATAAATTGTCTTGCAGTAGGTGGTTTGTCAGGGAATGCTTCTTTAATAGCGTCACCTAGCTCATCATATGCTTTTGTTAACTGATCTTGTTCAGTGTCAGTTAGTCTTTGTAAATTAAGGGCTGCTTTGTGTTCAGCCAATGGTCCTGGACGTTCATTTAATATACCTTTCTTACCTAGTATCTTCGTTAGTTCCCAGAACTCTCTGTCCACACCTAATTGCTGTTTACCTAAAATATTTAAAGATTTAACAACTGAAGGGAAATGAGATTCAGATAGTTGAACTTTAGTTCCGCCAGAAAAGAACTCAGCCTTAGTAGCGCCACGTGGAAACCCTACGAGCTCACTAGCTTCATTCATTACCCAGTCGCCATGATGGTTAATAGAAGGATTCCTAGCCTCTCTGGGACCTTCAAGAGCATTCATTAATGTTCTTCCACCAGTACGAGCCCAGTCTTTAAAGCTTTTATTAGTAGTTAATAATAATTCGTCTTTAACCTTTATACCTTTGCCAGTTTTAGTTTTAACTACAGCTTCTTCAATGAAGTCACCTAAGTTGCCCCTAGTATAGTTTAGCATAGTGGCTCCGGCTTCCCTACGTTTCTGTGGGGTCCACCTTTCTTTAGTATTTATAGTCATACGAGCTTCTATCTTACGACCAACTTTATCATACAGATCTTGCAAAGATATTCTCTCGTATACTTTCTCATGTCCGGCAACCTTCCTAGCCTGCCCAGCAGCATTTTCATCAATAACTCTTAACGAATCAATGAACATACCTATAATGTTTTCATCGGAAGTATTCTCATTTGCAAATAGTTTTTTAATATCATTGCTAACTCTCATTTCTTTTACAGAGGCTTTAAAATTCTTAGCAGCTTTACTTATAGAACTTACAGTATGGTCGCCAATTTCAGTTAACTGCATAGCAGCAGGTTTGATTTCAAAGATCTCTTGTACTTGCGCTTTAGGAATAAATGTTTCAGGAACATCTGGTCCGCCCATATCTAGTCTAGTTTTACCTTGCCCTAATTTAGAAGCATCGGCTTTTGCAGTCACAACACCTAACTCACGAGGCCCATATGCCACGTTCTGGTCCACATAACTAGTGGGGCTAGTAAATATACCTTCCCCTTTACCAGCAGCAGCAGGAGTGGAACCTGAGCGGTATTCGAAGTTACCCTCATTGATATCGCCCTGTCTTTGGGTTCTATGGATATAAGTATCTATGGGCATATCGTCATATTCAGCTTGTTTAGCTCCAATCTGTTGTATTCTATTTGTGATAGTATCAGGTTTATCAGCTAATTTTGTAAGCTTATTAACTGCTCTTGTATCACCAGCTGTAGTAGCTTTGATAATCGCTTTATTTAGTTGTTTTACAACTGCACTTAAAACGCTCATATAGCCTCCTATTATTCAAAGTACTGTGAGATACTTGGGTCTAAGTTTTTTAAGGCTTCTTTAGCTATTTCTGCATTAGTAGTATCTTTAGCGGCATAAACTGATCCGCCTATAGTAGCTGAGCCTACAAGTAAATCCATTATCTTTTTCCTTGTAGCGGCGTCTATACCTTTAGATTCCATGAACTTAGCTATAGCCCCTAATCCTTGTTCTTGCTTTTTAGGATTGTTAGAGAAAACTTTCATGGCTTGCCTTTGGAATGCTTTAGATTTCATAAGTGCATTAATAGCAACGTAACCACCCACTGCACCAAAA